CATATGGTGACGATCAGTTATGGAGCATTAGGTTGGCTGACGGTTCATGTGTTTTCTTGAACCCTGATGTCAAAGCCATGGATATGAGTACACAGAGTGACACTATTGCAGCAATTGCAAAATACGTTAAAGTAGCGTGTCCAACAATTCCGGATATGAATTATCGTTGCTTAGTTGCAGCTTTAACTATGGGATTTGTCCACAATATGCATATTTCAGGTTCTTTTATACTATCTAAAACTGAATCATTTTTATCAGGCACACCAGGCACAACTGTGATAAATATTACGAATTCTGCTCGTATACAAGCAGTCATAATGGAAAGCTTAGCTATGGAGAAAGAGCCGATTACAGCTCAAAATGTATTCAAGGTTTTAGGTCGAGCGTTTGATAGGGTCAAACGAGAACTCGGCTTCGAATTCAAAGTTTTTGAAGGGCTTAGTGTTATAGCCGCAAATGAAACCTCAGATACACTATTTGATAAATATAGTGAGAATGTATGGTCGTGTAATATTGAGATGCTCAGAACTCATGGTATTCCACTAGCATTCTTGGCAAACAAAATTGTCATTATCAGAGGTCAACCAGTTTGCGTTCCGTATGACGTATATAAACTAGGCGCTTCTTTAGTGCTCCCAGGAAATACTGCAGATAAAAAGAAAAGTGCAGTTCAGATGGAAAGAGTAGTTGGAGTAGCATATTCAGGTGGATGGACTGATCCTGAGTTTTTAACATTTTTAAAACAGACATATATGTTTCTAGCTGGAGAAGAAGGTGGTATCGTTGACGATGCTGCTGATGTAGATCCTATGCGAGAACAAGATGTGTCTGAAGTTGTTAAACTCATGAAACATAACCATATTCCGGACTATGACTATTTCTTCGACTTCAATACTATGAACAGCAAAGAAGAATTTATCCAGAAATGGAAAGGAGTATTACCCACACCGGTAGACATGGAAAAACCGGTCTCAACCAGCAAAGACGAAATCGTTGATGCTGTTTCTTCTAGTATGAAGGAAATGTTCGATGAGCTCGACAACTTTCAAGTAGAAGAAGTTATCCCAATACCAACTGACCCCTCTAAAGGTGGCAATTACAACTCAAATAACATCGAAGAAGATGCGATTAAATTAGCGGCTCGAGAACGTAAAAGAGAACGTCTTGAACAAAGAAGACTTGCAAGAGAAGCTATAGATAGTGGTAATTTATCATCAGATAAAAAGATGGCGGCACATGATCGACTGGACAAGATGGATCCAGATGATGATGATCTCGATTGGATATTGGAACCCGAAGATAATGATGAGCAACGAGATAACCAAGTGGAAGACCCAG